CTCTTTGCTCATAACATCAATCCGATTGTTTTTGTATTACATTGAATTCTATCTCAACAATCCAATATTGCAAGGGGTTTGGGGAAATATTTTATAGATATTCGCCAAGTTTAAATCCGATATAGACACCAAGTGGGATAACCATAGGAATTATTGCTTGGTACTGCTTGAAATAGACGCACAGGGCTATCCAGCCAATGTAAATTGCCGCAAGCAAGGTTCGGATGATGTAGCGCCTAACCTTGCTCCATAACGGCTCTGGCATGGCGTAGAGTCGGCACAGTGCGTTAGGGTTAGTTATTCCCATAGCTGGCAGGCGGTCAATCCTCATGACAGCCACCAATAAAACACAGTGCCCCAGCCAAAGAATCCTGCGGCGATTACTAGCATGTATAGGTTTAACTCCGCCTTATTGACGAAGGGAATCACCTCCGGGTAGTCGCTGTTTGATATTTTGAACATGTTAGGCTCCGGGGGTTATGGGGTTAACAAAAATCAATATCAGATGCAGCATTAAATCCATCAAAGTATGCAATCCTCACATCATTAATATTTATGTCAGGCTTTAAAGTAAGTCCGCTGTACGAAAGGAAGTGCTCAAATAAACATTCTTTGGAATGATCCTTACCATTAATGGAATTGCAATTATTACCGGCGCACTGTTTCCCTTCACCAAAAAGGCTGCGCAAAAGATCTTCTTTTGATTTGAATAGCTTATCCTCAAATAAATTTTGATGATCAATCCAGCTAACCGAGTTTTTCAAATCTCTGGCGCTATACTTTATATGGCTTTGGTTTGTTCCGCATTCAAAAATTTGTATTGCTGAAATTGCAACCTCCAGTGGTCTATTATCTTTCATAAACCATGCGCTATCATTTAAATTAAATTTAGTATTAAATTTCATAATCATCTATCTCTCTATTTTGCAGTGGGCATATATTTAGCCAATGTTTGAAATTTAAGATTGTCTTTATCGAAAACAACAACCGCCTTAAGCTCATCATCGTAGGCAATAGAAGCGTTATATTCTTTAAGTAATGCTTCTATTTTATAGTAACAATCTTCAATGTCTGGAATATCACGGTTTTTCATATTAGCTCTCTATTTTGCAGGGTGGGGGATTAAACCGCTTCGTATGTCATGGCAAAAATATCTGGCTTGCAGGGATAGAATTCCCCCTTTACGCCTTTTATTATGTAATCCCCATAGCTTGCTGTCATTTCGCCCTCTAGGGTTTTAATTTGCAATGAAGTGCTACAAAGCTGTTGGCTGCACTCAGTAATTCCAAACGCTTCAGCGTCCTGCATTGATCCAGTCCAAATAATTGCTTCGATTACAACGGGCTTCTTTCTGTATTGCATTCTGCTTTCCTCTCTGTTGGGTGGGTTAAAATCCGTCAATCAATATTTTATTATGTGGGGCTTTCAAGTCATTCTCGGTTAGCTCATAAACATAATCTTCTTCCATGTCCAAATCTCTAGCCAAAGCCATTGCCATTGCGCTTGATACTGCCTCATCATAAGAATCCGCCGCTACAATTATTTCAACCTTTAATGCAACCTTCCATCTTCTCATCTCAATTCTCTCTTGTGGGTGCAGGGTTAGGGGTTAATTAAATTCAATACTTGCAGCAGCTACAGCGCATGCAAGTGCCGATAAATAACAATTATTTAATGCCAATATAGTTCCAGCCACAACAAAAGTTACTATCAATAAATGATTACCAGTTATTTTATTCATATCACTCGCCCTCCTTGGCTGCGGCTGGCGGGATCTGGAGCCAGTGAGTAGGCCTCATGCCAGCTGAAAATCCACAAGACCACCAAGTATCCGAATAGGCCAAATATGGAAATCCGCCAACCCTAAATAATAAAAACAACTGCCTTCCTGTTGTTGGTGCCGTATCAATAGATTGCCACTGCATCATAGCCTCAAGCTCAGCAATGCGCTTATTGGCATCATCCAAAGCGGCCTGCTGAATCCACTCTCCTAGCTTGTCCGTTTCGCGGCGGCGTAGGTCTTTGTTAGTTTTCATTTCGCCCTCTCAACTCTAGTTAGTTTATTAGCGCGCAACTCCATCAGCAAAGCATTTTCTAATGGGGTGCAGGGCGTTACGTAATCCACTGCGTTAGCGCCGTATTTGGCTATTAGATCGCGAGCCTTGGCCCTGCACTGATCTATAAACCTGTGCTTGTCACCGTCTGCTTTAGCCATAGCGTCTCCTCAAATATCTATCTTCAGCAATCAGGAATTTAGCCTTTGTTTTTAGGCTGGCTCTTTTGAAACGTAGGTGGAAGCGGGTCATTCCTCCGCATCCTTTATTATCCTGAACCCAAAATCGTATAGATCTTCAGCTAGAGTGGTGTCCGCTCTTTTTGGTGATTGCAAAAACCTGGTCATCTCCTCTATAGAAATCTCTCGCTCTGATTTTATGGGGCGGAATTTAATTGTTTCTTTAAATACGCTAATTTCAGATGCAATTTCAGTAGTCAAAACCACTATATTATTGCCAATAAAATCAATCGTGCATGTTTGCCAAACTCCAGCAAGTGATTCGATGTAGAAAAATTCGCACTCAGCTCCAACAGGCGGCAATCCCTCACCATCCCACACAACCGCCTCATCGCCTAGCAGGTCGGATAGGGATAGCTCGCGCTTATATCTATTGCGACTGTCGGAATAATGTATTTTCCCGTTAATAATTCCAATACATTCAAAATAATTTGCACTGTATCCTCTAGTGGATTCTCCAGCCAAAAAACCACAATCAATAAAAGTATTAATTAAGGCGCAGTGATTTGCCTCAGTTAATCCAGCAGTGCGAACGTAGTCGCCCTCTCTTGGGGTTATTTTCATAAGTAAACCTTCATTAAAATTGCAATAATTGTTGATGATTGAATTGTATTTAAGGCAACTAAAGCCAAAATAACAGGCTTAAAATTATCGTCAGTTATTTTCATGATTGTTTCTCCTTATTCCTAATGAATGATTGCCGTAACTATTGCGGCACAAATAATGCCAAGCCACAATCCGACAGCTGTAACTGTTTTGCTTACACCAAGAAGTCCAACAAATAACCACACGCCAGCTATTGCGATTCCGTCACCTATTGACATTGCTTTTTCTCCACATAATTAGCTTCATCAAGCTGCAAATTTAAGTAATCCAACAGGTATATAGGAATGTACTTTTGCTTGCCCAGCAGAACCCCTCCCAATGCCTGACCCGTGACGCCAAACTCAGCGGCAGCCTTGTTTATACTGCCAAACTCTTTATTCAGCTTCTTTTTTGCCAACTCCAAAACCTTATCTCGTTTCATTTTTGCACCTCGGTTATTGAGCTTTCAGCATATACCATTAATTTATCTTGCGCAAACTATTTATTTTCAAATATCGCTTGCAATGCAAAATATTTGGTTTATAGTTACCAATATCAACCGAGGAAACAAATATGTGTAAATCAGATATGTGGAAAGAAATAATCAGGCGATCAAAGCAAGATCCGATAATAGCTAAGGCTATGCAGGGCTACGCTGATGAGACTTTGGAGGATCAGGCACAAGTATTAATGGCTATCGTTCTCGACCAGGCAGCGGCAATAGACGCACTTCAATTACACAATTCAAGACTACAATCAGACTACTATGCGAGGAAGGCACAATGACCACTGTAGACAAAGATTTTGCCGATAATGTTATTAAGAATAATGGCTATTTTAATGGGAATAGCGACAACTCTATGGGCGACAACCCGCGCATAAAAATGATTGTTGAGTATGACAATGCATGGGGTGGCAAAGGCTATGGATTGGTATTTGATGTTAAAAAAAATAAATACACGCCCACTAACTATGTTAGAAACCCAAAGCCGTACTGGTTATATCAGGAGTAATTTATGACAAATTTATGCGGCAACACCCAGGCAGAGATTGATAACGATAGGCCTACTCTGATATCCAAAGAAGAGTGGGAGATTCGCCACGAGCGTCTTGAGAAACAGTTACAGGCGCGTAAGGAGTTTATTGCCAAGTTACTGCGCAATGAAACCGCAAAAGTACTATTGGCCATTGACTCCAGAGGAGTTGAGACTTACCAAAATTACTTCTTGCATGAAGCTATAGAGCAAATTAAAGATGAAAGCTTCTGGGATTATGAGTATGTTGCGTGGGGGGAGGGAACCTTGTCTTTTGACGAATGGTTCGAGTCTGATCCTGAGGCAATGTGTGCAGCAATGCCACAATGGACAAATGACAAATTCAAATCCCTAATCCAGCACGAAGTAGAAAAGCTGTCTGATTATGTGAGGTTTTAAGATGAGTGAACAACAATTAATAATTCAGCATGAGGCGAGGCCGTTAACGGCTATTGACCTTCAGGCACAGGTAAACACTATCCAGCAGGTAATGAATCAGGTAATGAAGTCTGGCACCCACTATGGGGTGATCCCTGGGTGCAAGGAGCCATCACTGTTCAAGCCTGGTGCCGAGAAAATAATGGCGACATTCCGACTTTCACCGGAAATCGAAATCATCGACAAAAGCGATATTGACCAAGTCCGCTACCAAATCAAGCTGCGCCTGAAGTCGCCCACCGGCCTATATGTTGGCGAGGGTGTTGGTGAGTGCTCAAGTAATGAGGAAAAGTACAAGTGGCGCCGCGCTATCTGCAAGGAGGAGTTCGAAGAAACGCCCGTGGATCGCCGCCGCGAGAAGTGGTCAAAGGGCTATCAAAACAAGCCAAATTACAAGCAGCAGCAGATTCGCACCGAGAGTGCAGACCTGGCCAATACAATCCTTAAGATGGCAAAGAAGCGCGCCCTGATTGATGCGGTACTGACAGCCACGGCAGCCAGCGATTGCTTCACTCAGGACATTGAGGACTTGCCAGAAGAGTACATTAACCAGGATTCGCAACGCCAGCCAGAGCCAGTTGTGTGCGTAAGCGAGGCAGATATTCAATCGCTGCTCAACGCGGCAAAGGTGGCCGGAAAAGATGCTGCCTATGTTTGCCAGAAAGCACAGATAGCCAGCATTGAGCAATTGCCATTGGCGCGCTTCGCCGCAGCAATGAACCACTTAAATAAAATCGCACAGGAACCTACAGAATGAGCTGCATCCACTTAATCGCACCACAAGGCACGGACGCATGGTTTTCCGAGAGAATAGGAGCTGTAACCGCCTCAATGTTTGCTGAATGCCGAAAAACCATGAAGAGTGGCGTCAACAAAGGCGAATACTCGCAAAAGGCTAAGGACTACGCTTTTAAGCTGGCTGTAGAGCGCATCAGCGGCGAGCTATTCGATGATCCGCAGTTTGACCCATGGCAGGCAAAGCGCGGCCGCGATCTTGAGCCAGAGGCCAGGATAGCCTATGAGGAAAAGCAAGGTATTTTGGTGGAGCAAACAGGCTTGGCTCTAACTGAAGATCGCTTATTTGGCTCATCAGTTGATGGCCTGGTTGATGAGGATGGCACCATAGAGGTGAAATGCTTCCTTGCACCTGCGAAGCTTGCGCCAATCCTATTTGAAAATGACATAGGCGATTGCGTTGATCAAATCCAGGGCGGCCTGTGGATATCTGGCCGCAAGTGGTGTGATTTTATCCTATTTTGTCCAGCGCTTAAGTGTATTAACAAGCACATAACCGTGATTCGCATCCACCGCAATGACGAATACATCGCAGAGCTGGAAGTGGATATTCTGAAATTTAACCAGTACGTAAACCAGCTAGAAGAACTCTTAAGGAAATAACCATGACCACTGAAATAGCAGAAATCGAAATTGTCGAAGAGAATTACCCGGCTGTATTTGGCCACAACTCTTTGATGGATACTTACTATAACCGCGTTAAAGAGGCGGTATCCAGCGAGGCCCCAGATCTATCCACCAAGAAAGGCCGCGATCGAATTGCATCACAATCAGCCAAAGTAAGCAGCTCAAAAACAGCAGTAACAAAGCCTGGGCGCGCATATCTGAAATGGATCAAGGATAACCAGGTTCGCAATATTGAAAAAGAGCTGCGCGAATTTGAAGATGAAATGGACAAACTGCGCGATGAAACCCGCAGGCCATTAACGGAATGGGAGGCACGGGTAAAGGAAGCTGAAATTCAGCGTCTCGCCGATGAGGCGGCGGCAGAGGAAAAACGACTAGCCGAAGAGGCCGCCAAAGCTCTTGCGGTGCAAATTGAGGAAGACCACGAACTAGCCTTGCTCATGTATGCCGAGCACCAGCGCCAGCAGGCTGAGGCTATCCGCATTGAGAATGAGCGCAAGGCCGCAGAGCAGTTACGCATTGAGCAGGAAGCCGCAGCCAGGGCCACCAAAGAAGCTGAGGAAAAGGCCGCTGCTGCGATACTTGAAGCAAAGCTGGATGCTGAGCGCGCAATTCGCGAGAAGGCAGAATCTGAGGCAAGAGCAGCACAGGCAATACTTGACGCCCAGGCAGCAGCAGCCAAGGCCGAGAGCGATGCTAGGCTGGCTGCCGAGCAGGCGCTACAGAAGGCCGAGCGCGATAAGCAACTTGCCATCGAGCAGGAGCGCCAGCGCGCAGCAGCGGAAACCCAACGCTTGGCCAATATCAAAGCGGCTGAGGATGCGGCAGCAGCCAAGGCGGCAGCCAACAAGAATCACCAGAAGAAAATCAACAATGAATCACTTGATGATCTGGTTGAGCTTGGCTGCACAGATGAGCTGGCGAAGAAAATAATAACTGCGCTTGCTAAGAAAACGCTGCGCCATTTAAGCATTAATTATTGAGTAATCCGATTATGACAATGTACCTACAGAAATCATCATAAAAGACCAAGCCACCAAGATCTGGCCATACAAATATTCTGTCTTCTGGCGATAAGTTTTTTGTGCGATTGGGATCTATAGACTATCCTAAAAAGTACACGAAGGAGGAAATTCCAGAAGCTGTTATTTTTAGAGATGCGGTGAGAGAAAAACAGGGTATGCCCAAGGCAGATTTTTAATGAACCATGCAATGATCAAGAGAGCTAGGGCAGGGGTTAAGGGCCTGATAATTGACTGGGTGGACGAAGATCCGCTAACCGATTCCAGCAAAGTAATCCCCGGCAACGTGAGCCACCGCAATCCGATTTACCGCCTCACGGCAAGAAAGATATTCGAGGATCACGGCGAGTTCATTACCAGGCAACAAAGCTTTCGCTGGCTGGTAACGATCAAAGTGGTTTTCGACTATGACAACGGACAAAGACAGTACGAAGAAAGAGAGCTGGAAGCGTTTGCAACAATATCTGTGATAAACGAATACGCTTTAGAACAGATACAGGATGCAATGCGGTACGGCGATATGAGCAAGTACAAACACACTGAGTTCAAAATAGAATGTATAGGGGTTAAATAATGAAAAGCATTAATTTATATCGTTTGGTTTTACCGTTTTGCATCGTGCTTGGCGGGTTTGGAATGATTGCATTTATGATGTGGCTTGTCCCTGTGCTTGGGGATTTTATCCACGGACTAAGCGAAGATGATAAGTGGATTCACCTTGCAGTAGTTCTGTTTGTCGGTTTTGTGGCGCTGGCATTCCACCACCTGAATCAGCGCAAGAAAGACCACAATCTACTGGGAACCTATGACGAAAAACTGTAACTTCCCTTTGCGTCCGCGAGTCGTCCTGGCGCCTTTTTATTCTGAGGTATTTATCATGGCATTTATAGTTGTTGGCAAATATGAAGCAGTCGTTAAAAGCCTGAATATCGCACGGCGCGCACTCGAGGAGCAAGCGGAAGAAATTGAAATATTGAATGATAAAGTGAAGATTCTTGAAATCGCGCTGGCGTCAGAACAGGATAAGCACAAATCAAAGGCTGATCTGCGCGAGGTCAAGTTATACCGATTCCCCAACCTTACACCAGGAAATTAAATGAAGCAGTTAAAGATTCGCGGAAATGATAATTACGGCTCTGGATATTTTGGGGCGCGGCGAGATGGCGGGAAAAGAACGCATGTGGGGGTCGATGCAATAACAGTTGCAGGCGAAGATTTCCATTCTCGAGTAGCTGGCACTGTTTCTTTTCTAGGCTACCCATATGGGGATGATCTTAGTTACCGCTATGTGCAAATCACCGATAGCAATGGATGGCAGTGGCGATACTATTACGTTGATCCAAAAGGCTGCGTAGAGCTTGGCCTTAAGATTAAGGTGGGTGACAAGATAGGCGTATGCCAAGATCTAAAGCCGCGATACCCAAACGGCATGACCCAACACGTACACTTTGAAATAAAGGTTAACAAGAAACACATAGACCCAACCAAATACCTAAACCCAATTTAAGGTGAATTTATGGAATGGCTAGATACTAACAAGAAAAAACCACAGTGCAATATGCGTGATGGAAGTGTGGGAATTGAAGTTTTTGTAAAACCATTCAAAGATGAAACAGCATTTTATGGCAGGCGATTAGGCGGCAAGCCATGCTTTTACAAATACGGCGAGATTATAGAGGGCATTCAAAAATGGGCGCCACTCAGTTCGGCGGACTAGCCCAAATCTGTAGCGCCGTTAGCTGTGCCGCCTGCTTAACGCATATACGGTTATTGGCCGTAACAACTTGAAGCAGGTCGGCATCGTTCACAATTTTTCTAAGGGTTGTGGTGGAACCATCAGTTCCGGTGGCGGCACCCTCGATATGCACGGACTCGGTACTGGTGTTGTATGCGCGCACGAACTCATCAGGAATGACAAAGCGAGTAGTGACAATATCGCGGTAACGGATGACTTCTTTTGTAACGATTTTATCGACGTATTGGATTTCAGCTTTAACATTTTGGTAGCCCTCTAAAAGTTTGCGGTCTTTATTTGCGCTTTCTTGGATCTTGGCTATAGTTTGGATTGCCTTTACCTTTTCGGACTGTTCGAATTCAGCAGAGGCTTTGTAGGTTTCTCGGCTATGCTGTAGCCACATCACATAGCCAGCAAGGCCAAGGGCAAGCAGTAGCGCACCGCCGTACAGATAGGGCTTAAGGGGATTCATCTTCTTTCCTCTGAACTTGTACTGAGTCGGCTAAAAGTTGATCCTTGTTTTTACTTCCTGACGTGCTGTTGTAATAGTAATTAATCGACGTGGCCCAGAGTATTGACAGTTGCCCGCCAAGAACCAGAACCACCTCTTTATTGTTTGCCGGTATTTCGTAAAACATCAGCATAAGAACATAGGAGCAAGCCATAACCGTAAGCAGTGCCGCCAATATTGCTGGCATCCTGCTTGATTTTGCCTCTCTCCTGGTGCTTTTAACTACTGCCATTTAATCCACCAATCAATTAGCTTAGCGCCGTTGGAATCCAGTTAAGCCCGTCGAAGGTTAATTCTAGCCCTCTAGACCCCTGGATTATGTCAGCCACGCCAGCCACTTTATTCAAGTAACCGGTGCCACCTATTCCAAGGGTAAGAGTAGTTGCCGAATCGTTGAAAATTATCAGCTTATAGCCCCATGGGAACAAAGCCCCAGCTACGGGAGTGGTGGTTATAGTTGTTACGGTTGCCGCACCACCTCCATGTACCACCTTCATAACATGAATGCCGCTGCTGAAGTAAACAGGTGTGAGTGTTGCGGTAGCGCCTGCAATGCTTGGCTGGGTTACCGTGGTATTGCTTGGGTATCCTGTGCCGCTAGAACTCAAATAGCACTTGTGCTCACCCAGGGCGTTCGTAGAGTTGGCATTATCGTAACGTATCGCTCCCAGCACAGTATCACTACGGTTTGAGGACAAAATAATATTATTCAGCACGGTACTTAGGACATTTGGCCCAAAGCGTATAAGCTCCATCAGGTACGCTGAGGCAGCTACAGCAGAGCAATAAATACTTGATGCCTGCACGCTTACCGCCTTTCCGGGGTAGAAGCCCCACGCCGTACAATCAAGGTGCTCATGATTTGACGCCTGCAATGAAAACACTTGCGCCGCCGCATCAATCTGCACATTAAAGCCGTGAGTGCCGGAGTCTCGAGTGATGATATTTGACGCTATCACGTCATTGATATTGACGTTTGGACGAATACTTACTGTTTGTGCAGCGCTTGAGCAGTCAAGATTATTAAGAATGATTCTCTGCGCTTGGCTGTCAGCAACGATATAAACACCGTAATCAGTGCCGCCACCACCTGAGCCTAAATTGTTTACGCCTACAGTGATAACGCCATCTACAATTAAATCCTGAACCAGATTGCCGAGGTTTGAGCGAATAACGATACCGGCAACGGTGTTCGCATAGCCACGGAAATTCCGAATAAAGCCTTTTCTGATCTTAATTGCCGCGCCGTAGTAAGTGCGGACACCAACACAATCAATCAGGTCGGAATTTATGAACCCCTCAATACCCAAAGCATGGAATGGGTCTGTAGGTGCGCGACCAAGCCCAACGCACTCGCGCAAAATACCCCACTCGCCATCTTCTGTTGAGCTGAAAATGAACAGCGCATCATCCCCGGTGCCATAATTTGCAGAACCATGATCTACGCCAAGTTTTGAGCATGAGCCATATTGGCAATCAACCCGAAGAACACCTTTAAATATGGTGCCATTTTCCAAGGCTGAGTAGTCATCTTTAACGGTAGGCATTTGCATTCCGTGCAGACTAAACCAATTAAGGACGCGCCCAGAGGTTTTAGACAGTGTGTAATTTGTACCAGATGCGTACAGCGGTTGCTTGGTGGTGTTAGCCCAGGCTAGCGCCTTATCGAATGGGCCGTTAAGCGTTGCAACCTCATCAATAGTTGTGCCAGGGACACAGCCGAACATCTCAATGGTTACTTCATTTGTGACCACGCGCCGCCAGTAAACACCAGCAGTAGCCGAGTTAACATTCATCCCGCCGTCATCAACTACAGATCCAGCAACGCCAATAAAGTAACCACTTCCGTAACCAACCACGGTATGACAGCGAAGGAAAACAAAGCGGTCAACAACTCCTGTAGTGGCCGATAGAGCCAGATAATTCGAAACAACGTGAGGTATATTATCAACCTCAAGATTCAGAGCGTCTAGCGCTGCCTGAGCTGCTATAGATATCGGTTTATTAGCATCGCTGGTATTGTTAGTGTTATCGATCGATAGATCTTGGCGAGTCTCGCCATAATTACGGTTTACATAGGACCCATCGGCATTGCCACGCACAAAAGCGGCGGCAGTAGGCTCTGGCATATCCAGAGAATAACGAATAGCTGATTCAGCATCTGCCTTTGGGCCAGCACCACTGCGCGCAGCAATATCCAGCTGCTGCCATGTGTCAACATTCCCGCTCAGGAAGATTTGCGACCAATACAGCGGCGTCGCTGAAGGTTCATTATTTAAATTATTATCTTGCTGAGATTCATACCGGTTCCCATTTGCCGCCGTAACAAGCTGCCCAGTGGAATAACTGAACGCGCTATTCCAATCATCAAGGGGGGCCGGGGCGTTAGTTGCACCAATGTTGTCCACTGGCCACCCTGGTTGCGTTACGCCAAGATATTTCAATTCTGCGCGGTAAGTTCCATCTAAAAAGATAGGCGGAAAATGGCCATCAGACAGCGCCACAACTGGATGGGCGTGAGGAGTCGTACCGTTAAAGTCCTGATAGGTAACGCGCGGCGTGCTGGTTCCGGTAGTTGTAAAATAAAGCTCCGCCCCTGGCATTGTTTTAAGCGTGGAGGTTGTATATTTAATGATTGGATTTACAAATCTATTGGTCACTATTATTCTCCAGCTCTTCAGCTAACGATTGAATTATGGCGGCATCATCCGCGCTTGATTGATTTGCCACACCAACTAATTGGCCTATGGCCGAAGCCGACCTGCTAGAAGGTATTTTTGCTGACTGAGCCAGCCACTTAACAAAAGCAGGGTTTGACATAAGCCTTGCGCCAGAATTATTCATAGCCAAACTTCCCGCAGTCGCGGCCAATATTGTTGGGTTAGCAGTCACAACGCTAGTGGCAACGCCAGCTAATGCCGCTATCTTGGAATTTGCTTGAGCTGTCCCACTGGCATTGCGGCTAATCTTACTGGCATCTTTAACAACGGATGCAGCTCTAGCTATCTTCGCCAAATCATCACCATAAGATTCAATCTTATCGCTACCACTAAAAATTGATCTTCTGGCCGGGCCAAGCTTGTTCCAGTCAGTTACGAACTTGTCTACTGAAAAAGCATCGCCAAGCGCATCATCACCAACTGCGTTTTGCTGACCAGCAGGCGACCTACCAAGCCTCCTAACCACGTTAGATGCGACAACCTCCCACTCCTCAGGCTTTAAGCTCTTTTTGATAACATTGATAGATTTTGTGCCCTCCCCGCCTTTCGCTATCGCCCTGAAAACCTCATCAGGGTTAACTTTATTGGCAATGCGCTGAAGATAATCGTCAACCCTATCATGACCAGAGCTTGTATATTTATTGGCCCTTTTGAACGCCTGCAATGCCTCTGGGCTACTTTGAGCTGCAATAACCTTAACGTCCTCAGAAAGAGCGCCATATATTTGCTTCAGTTCGGCGCGAGGGATATCGCTCAGAAGGTCATTTGACCCCAGTTTCTGACCTATAGATGACCGGATGTCTCGCAACGTCTGATAGTCCACTGGTGCAGGTTCATCAAGCACATTTTTAAGTTCAACAAGCTTTGGATTGTCCAATATTGGGCCGACCTTTCCGCCTCGCACCAACTGATCCAGCTTTGCTTTTGTGTTGTCAAGATTAACCGGCAATGATTGATCTATGAGACTGTCGGACTTATTCCACAGCACGGATGATGTAGAGCGGAACCGGTCAATAAATCCATTCTTTCCGGTTATGCCTTTTTGAATTTCAAGCCCAGCATTTTCTGCGCCCTCTTTTGTGCTTATATCATCGGCTATCTGGGTCAGGCGTTTTTGCATATTGCTGGCAATGGCATCTGATTTTCTTGCCAGAGGCGCCCCACCAATGGCGCTTGCAGATATATTTTCTGCTCCCTGCAACCCTGGCTTACCGCTTGCCATGCCAACAGTTGGAACCTCGCCAAATGACGCAAAATCGTCAATAACGCGGCCTGCATTAGCACCACCAAACATTTTCTTAACTAGGGAAGATCCGAGCGAACCCAAGGCAACAGGGGCTGCCGGAGCTGCTATAGCGCCAATTGCAGCGCCAGTATCTCCACCATACTCTTGGCCAACCGCGCTGCCAGCTCCAGAGGATGCGGAATATAATGCGTCTTGGCCGAGCGTTGATTGTCCAAGCTGCCTGATTGATCCAGGGATTACGCCTTCACCAGAAGATAGCATCGCAGGGTTTAATGATGCTCCAGCGCTCCTCAGCAAACTGCCAGCAGCAACGCCGCCAGGAATGGTTTCGCCAGCAGCTCTCACTATGTCACGAGGAACGCCAGCTTCCATAAAATTACCGGCAGTTGCAGGGGATAGCGTTTCGGTAATCGTTGGCACTCTTGCATCTGATCCAGCCAATTCTAAAGCTGAATTGATTGGCGTAGTCGTTAGAAAGTCAGCCATCTGTGTGGCACCTCGATTTACTGCTGCAGCTCCCTCAGCAATAGTTGCCCCAATAGGATTGGACTGTATTGCCTGGTCAATAGATTCAAGGATGCCAGGCTCTTTCTTTGGAGCGGAGGAAAACTGCTCTTGCGCATAGGTAAGAACCTGCTCTTGGGTTGCCCCTTCAGGCGCCGTCACCACAAACTTCTTGCCATCGGGCGATGTTATTTCATAGTCTGGCATTATTGACCTACCGGTTTAATTGACCACCCAGAGCCAGCATTTACTTTTTCTGTAGTTGCTGGCGCATCACTTGGAGCAATATTTTTTTGGTAATCTTTCCACGCAGACACAAGCGTTTTACCGTCTTTTGAGCGGGTTGTGCCATTTTTACCTATGAAGTCTGCTTTAAATTCGGCGTATTGTGCCTTTTTCTCATTCAGCCTTGAGATAGCGCCAAGCCAATTAGCCACATAAACAGGATCAGCTTTTTCGGTAGGAAATGGCGCTCGCGCAAGCTCAATATCTCGATCCGTTGCAGTGCCTGGCGGTAAGCTATTGATAGCCTCGCTGTTAGTAATACCCAGGGCCTCTTTCCGCAATGCGGTTAGCTCGTCCTGGTTGCCGGTTTGCTCTTTGACAAACTCTGTCCACTTAGAGGTTAATCCACCACCCATAGCAGAGCTTTTTAACTTATCAGCAAGCGACCTATAGCGATTAACGGCACCAGTTGCGGTTGTATATTCATCGCTTGCATTAGCAATTTCTTTTTCGGCAAAGGGTGACAGTTTTTGCCCTTCGGTTGATGCAAATCGAGAAGCTCGCCCAAAAGCCTCAGCCTGCTCTGGATCTTCACGCAATAGGCGTTGGTATTCCTGCCAGTTCTTTTGCTCAGCAGTGGTTCGGTCAGCACCATCACCTTGCGCTTTTGGCGCGCCTGCCGCCACAAGCTCATTGTTTGCGTTATAGCGAAGCTCGCCAGCGCCAAGGGTGTAGCCATCCCTTGCAGGCGCAGGATTAAAGGATTGGTCTAGCAATGCGACTGCATTAAAAAACTTATGCGGGTCTGTTTTCACTGCCTCCAAGCCCTTTGCCAGGTAATCAGAACTAACGCCCATTTTCTGGCGGCGATCCAGCTCAGACTGCATATAGTTAACAGCCCCTTGGATATCCCCAGCATTCGCAAGCTTGTTAATAGTGTTGGCGTCCACCGTCATTTGCTGCACGCCAGATCCGTCTGAAGGGTCAAGGCCCATAGCTTTTGACACGACCAAATATTTCTGCGGCGCCTCGCTGGCAAGCTGATAAAGCGGTGTCCCAGGTTTAAGTCCGCTAGACAGCGCTTGCCCGGCTAACTGGTTAACGCGTATTTCTTTGCGGCGAGCCTCATCGTCAGAAAGCTTTTTCTCGCGATAATCAAGAGCGCCAGCTATATCAGCGATTTGAGGATTTGCTATAGCGCCTAAAATATTACTAGCCATATTTCACCTATGATACGTTAGCGTTTTGCTGGCCAGTACCGACCTGCGAACTGGTATTTGCTGGGGCTGGATCTGTGGTTGTTTTCGGGGTGAAAGCGCCCAGCTGAACAGCTTGGTTTATTCCACTCTGAATGGCTTTGCTCTGGCCCAATATGCCAGCAGCCTGAGCATCACCAACAGCTTGATAACCCTGCTGAAGATTGCTAGCCTGACCGCCCGAAATATTCGCCAGGATTTGCGCTAATGATTTAGCATCTGCGGCATCCTGCATTCCGGCCTCATGCAATAAATTAGATATGGTTGTAATGTCGGATGACATACTGTCACTAATGCCGATCCCTTGCTCTTTGAGCAGCTGGGAAATATTGTTTGCCGTGGTAGACGCATTTTGCGCAATTGCCAATCCAGCGTTTGTGCGGCCAGCGCCAAGATTTTCACCGGTTTGGGAATATAGCTGCGCCTTGTTCTGGCCAAGCGTGGTGGATAGGTCGGCAATCTTTGATGCAATGCTTAACCCGGTATCGCTCACGCGGCCAAGGTTATTAAAATTGTTTTGAAAATCCTGCTGGTATAGCCCCTGGGTTTGCTTGCCAATTTCTGACAATACATTTCCACTCAGCAAGCCACCGCGAGCCGCCGCTGATCTTTCTAGGGCCTGATTAACTTGGCTGGTTTGATAGCCAAGAGCTGGGGATGCGTTGTACTGCTCAAAAGCAGCCTTTTGTGCATCACTACCAAGCGCGCCGGTATAGGCGGCCTGCATTTGTGTAGCGTTAGCTCCTGCGTTTTGAGTACCTGCTGGCGTCACTTGGTTAGCATAAGCACCGAGAGCACTATTAGCCCCGTCCGCACCCTCACCAAGCGATTGCATGGCTCCAGTAAACCCGCCAAGCAGCGCGTTTTCAGAGCCGATAAGCCCAGTTTGCGGAACGGCCTGCTGAGGAACTTGCGTAGGCTGAACTGCTGCGGGCTGATTTGTCGCTGGCGGCACAGGATAGCCGGGCCCCATCACTGGCGGAGCGGCCACGCCCACCCCAAGCTGCTGGATTGCAGGCCGACCCATAGGTACATAACCAATCGTATTAGCCATAAATCACCCATTAAAACGTCTGTGTGTGTCTTTTGCCGCCCGCATCGCAACATCTTTATTTGCGGCCTCTTCGGCAGCAGCTTGCTGGGCGGCGGCAATTATCGGCTCTTGCTCTGCGATATATGTTTTTTGCTGATCTATATATGATTCGCCAAGCTTGGGCATTTTTGCGGAAACAATCCCCGAATAATCAGCACCTAAATTCTGCGATCTGGCAAAATTCATATCGACAGGCAAGCCCAAAATAGCGTTATTGGCCTGCGTAGCGCCTTGGCCAAGAACTTGCTGCGCGGCTACATTCCCCTGAATAAAAGGGTTTAGTTTTGCCACCGCATTGTTTTGGTAGAAATTCAACGCACTACCAGTTCCCGCTTTTGATGATGCCACACCAGAGGAAAACAAATTAATAGCATCTGTTCGAGCCTTATTCATAATTGACTCGGTTGATGCAATTCCTTTTTTTGCTGAATCTGCGGCTTTATCGCTAGCCCTATCGGATGAATTCGAACCGATTACTGCGGCACCAAGTGCTGCGGCTGCTCCCCAAGGCATATTAAACCCCTTGCGATAAAATATTATCGCTTACATGGTTGTGTTCAGATTCAATAGATACACCTTCATAATTTCTGGTTTGGTGTATGCAATAAACTACGGTGTTATCTTCTAGGCTTAAAAACGTGTGCTTTACACCGGCCTTTATTTCAAAAGGCATAGGCGCTTTAAAATCACCCATTAATTTTTCATCCTGCCAAACCCTTACAGAGCCGCTGGCAATCATTGAGGCGTGATCATAGGTGTGCGAATGCTGGGGAACATATATCCCGGCAGTGGCAAGCAGCATCTGCTTTATAAAAATGCCATCCGATACCATAAACTCAACTTCAGGCAACGTTATTTCTGTGTGATCAATCATTTCGCACCTCTGAATGCATCGGTTTTTATGCAAATAATTATAGAAATTCTGTCCGAATCACTATCGTTTTTTACCCAATGGGTTCTGTCATTTTGGAAATAATAACAATCGCCAGGGCTAGAAATTATTTCGCCATCTTCAAAACAAAAGGCTGATCCTTCAGGGCTTTGCACAGACACATAAAACTTATCGTAGTATTCGGCGTGCCACCCTGAATCAACATGCGGCGCTATGGATGCGCCAGGCGGTAACTTTGTTATTAGGATTCCGCCAAGTCTCTCACCGTCAACGAGCGCCATAATTTCAAACGCAATATCTTTCAGGCCGTTAATTATTTCTGCGCAAGGATACCAAACCGAATCATGCGGCGCGGCCAAAATTCCAGGGCCGCCAGTCGATATATCGCCAAACCTTGCCCAGATATCAACCATTTGACTGTGCGGCGATCCGTTAAATATTCTCCGGTGCGGGTGTTCATCCCACAATTGCGGGTTAGCTAAAAGCGACTCAGCAATGGGGGCAACATTAAGCCCAGCACAGATGCGAATGAAGCTTTTGCCCTGGCTCATGCCAACACCCACCCAAATCGTTTATCGCCTGCGATATCAGGCAGAAGCTTGATGTACAGACAGGCTCCGGCACTTCCGGTTTGATCCATGTATTGGCGGCCCTGGCGCGCAACAAAAATACCTTCAGGCGAGCCGGTGCCAATGATTAATTGCATATTTGCCAGCTCTTCAGAGAACATCTGTAAAGCCTCAGTTGGCCGCCCTTCGGCGTCAACAACCGGCACCGACCTATCTAATCGTCTAAGAGCCAATGACAACCTCCAGCTTTACAATCACGCGCTTAATTGGTTCGCTTATGTCGAATCTGAGTACGGCGGTACGGTCGAATCTTCCAATGGAGTCCCACGCTATGCGGTTTCTGTATTCGCCAATCTTCCCAATTTTTCGGGATATCTCTGGGAAAAAAGTCCGTCCGCCATCTTTGGAAACCGACAATCTGATAACGGGGTCAGAACCTTGGCCAGATATTGGCGCGGTTCCTGTTTCCATCATCAGCTCAACGGCATAAATAGAAAATGGATCGCCGTTGTTGTCTATAGGTGCCGTTGTAAAGTAGCTTCGGATCTCTTGGCCATACTCATAAAATGTTTCGTCTGAGTAGATTCCGATATTTCCGCTAAGTTGATCGCCCACCAGCAGAACTGAGTAAGCGTCAACCATCGAAGTGATTCGCGATGGTTGAGGGTTCAGATTCGAGTCAACGGACTGCTTTCTAAACCAAAGCTTTGAGCGCAAACTATAAACAACAGTGCATACATCAGGAACGGTAAACTGGATAAACAAATCGCCTTTATCGCCCCACTGAATCGCCCAGGCCGCTTTCACCTTGTCGATCCCACCGCTAAAAATCAGCCTGTCAATGGATGGCGTAGAGACCTTTATCGGCTTGCCGCCATTGGTTGCCCAAACTCCGGGGCGCTCACGCTTTCCGGCGCCTATAAAAAATAGATTATCGTCACATTCTACAGCAGTCAGAGCCGCCACGCAGCCTTTGTTGTAAATGCCGCTATTGATTCTTTCAAAAGGGAATCCGGCCCCGGATGGCTGGTTTTGGAATGGCTCAAGAGTTTTTGAGCCAAATGCGAAAACAAGCCCTCGGAGGGGTTTTATCACAACTAAGTTGTCAGGATCGGACTCAGCACTAGCGAAATCGGTGGCTATGTAGGATGAACCATCTCTTAAATCACTAATGAACCATTTATTGCTATTCTTCTTGGTGAATATGAAATAGCCGTCCGAGAAAGCAACGCTCAGTACTGGCCCATCAAAATCACTATCTGAAACCTGGATCAACCCATCCGCAACAGTGTAAATCCACATATTGAATTGATTGTCGTAATCCGGGGCAACAATGCACAGCTGGTCATCATTAGCCGACATGGATACCAATGCCGTGCCTAGAATTAATTCTGATCCACTTACATCTATGTTGGTGTAGGTTCGATTGCCAAAAGCATCCTCAGAATAATCAACACGGTAGAGCTTTTGCGCATTAACAAAATAGGCCTGCTCATCCAAATCATATCCGCCGCGGTTGTATGCCCCGGTTTCAGTCAATGTCTTTTGCTCAACCCCACCCGTGCCAATAAGGGTGGAATCTGTAAGGGTTTGGGATTCTGGGATATGCGGGCGAAAGTTGACGCAATCACGGCCAGAAATGGCAATTGATTCGTCTGTGTAATAGCCATTCCCAACAGGGATAGTAATGCGAGGCATAGTTATTCCGGCTGAATAGAGAAATAGGACACTTCAACATCAACGGATAAGGCCGCAGCCATGTATTTTTCGGCCTTGGCTTCATTCATCAATTGCCG